TGAAGTAGCGACGCATCTAGTGAGTGTATAAGGTTAGGTGCAGTAGCATTCTTGTGATGCTTAAGGTCAACACCTGTCTCACCTCCAACTATATGTATCCTACATTGACCCATTAACTGAGTACGAATAACAGTTGAGTTATGCTTCATCAAACGTTGCTTGACATTGAAACCAGATGGTGTTGTCCATGTGATTTCGTCAGCTCCGTTCTTGATAGCACGTGTGACTTCTTGTTCTATCCACTTCATTACGCTCATAGCTCCCGGAACTACCTCGTTCATGGCAGATCGTACAGCTTGTACGCATTGAGTTAACTCTTCCTTGGTTACATCTACATCCTTCTCTTTGAAGGCTTCTCTGATGTAAGAACGGTTGGAGAAAGGCTTAGCATTGTATGGTATGGTCATCACACAACGCTTGGTTACCTTTCTATCCCAGTGGGGTTTTAGCCGATCAGGGATTGCGTCCATGCTTTTTGCTGCAATTGTTGCATAAGCGTCTTGGGGTTTTTCACTCCCTATGACGTTTACCATACGAGCAGTGGACGCGTCTTTTGCCAATCCTGCCAATATTTGTAGACCACTACATGTAGCGTCTACGGCTACTGGTAGGTGTGTTACGTCAGTGTGTCCCAAAATGAGACTGACATACTCATTAGCAGCAGCTAAAAATAACCAAGGCTCGTCTGCAACTTCCCAGTCAGCTATGTATTTGATTGGGTCCTTGACAACTCTGAATACAATCTCTTGGTTAGCTGGTATAGATACCCACTCTAACCTCTCTTGCATTGTAGCTTTGTCTAACCCATACGTTGTAGCTAACTGAAACTTTATCCAGTCTAAACCTTTAGGAGTTATCTTAGCACCTTCTGTGAACAAGATCAAGCTTTTTCCAAAGTCAGTATCTTGTGGTGTTAGAAGGTTAGGTATTGGGTATGCTCTACCTCGGTAGTCGAAACTCCAAGGAATAAAATACTCCCTGTCTTCAAACTCTCTTACTACGTCCATGGTCATACGAGTTCTACATGACTTACGTACCTCCGCAGCTTGTAGTTCTCGGGCAATTTTTGCCTCTGTCTTCCACTTCCGCTTTACCTCTGGGTCGTCCATGTTAGGTGGCTTTGGTGGTATAACATGTTCCATGACAGGTCTGAATTTACCTACACTAATTCCTCTTTCCTCCAACTCCTTCGCAACCCCCACTATGAATGGGTTTAGCTTGTATGAAACTTGTTGAATTTTGTTGATGAACTCGTAAGGTATTTCTCCCTGTATAAGGGGGCTACCGGTCCTCCTAATAAAATTATGACATCTGGTTAAATCGTTTAAATAGTAACCGCCGTCCTGAAGAGCATGCCAGTTACGTGGAGGGATACGCATAGGCTTAGCAAGAGGGCTAAATAGCTCCGCACATCGCATGATTTCGTCATGGTGTTTAATCATCTCATCGGTGGGTATGAGTATAGATATTGTTTTACGTCCTTGTCTTATTAGATCTCTTTCAAACCAACCAGACACCTCCATCAGGCAGTCCATTAAGAACGTTCCAACCTTGACTTTGGTAGTCTTATCCCAAGCTATCCAAGGCGATATACTTTGCTTGTGCATCAATGTTTGTATACACTTACGTTTGTACTCTGTACCTCTGGCTTGATGCCAATAGTTTTTCTTGAGGGTAGTTAGTAGAGCTGGTGCTTCTTTCTCGTAGTAGGACATCTGGCACTCAGCCTCAACAGAATGTCCAACAGCCATGGAAATCGTGGCAATCTTGCACTTCTTATTAGTGCGTGGTGCAAAAACATGGTCAAATACAACTTTACACACCAGTAGTGCTTGGAGATCTGTAGCGACGGGTAGGATATGCTTGTGAAAGGTAACCATGTCCTTCCCTGCCATGTTGATGTACTTCTTCTTTTTACTGTCAATAAATGCAATTAAATCAGGCAATATTGAACTTACACATGCTGAGCCATAGACAGTTGCGGAAGCATAAGTCTTTTCCTCTAACTTCTGAGTGTTAGAGTGTAACTTGTCCTTGCCTCCTTGTATCTGCCTACGCTCGAAGTTCTGCTGATCTTCAATCTGTTCTTCTGTTAGCATTTGGTACAGGATTTAGTTGTCGTCTTTTATTTGCTCTTGCATTATAGCAATGAGTTCGTCCTTGTGTGGATGGTTTTCTACAAGCATTTGTAATTGCTTGAGTCTACGTTCAAAGGTTGCTTTGTGCATCTGGGTTATTAAAGTCAATGTTGAGTGGATTCGGAATCAAGTGATAGACACCATCATCCGTAGCTAATGTTATGTGTTTATTGGTTCCTACTTCTTTCTTCAACCGTTCTTTGGTATGGTATTCAGATTTGTATGTAAACTCCTCTATCTTACCTGTTTCTTGATCTTCGATTCTGACTATGCCAAAGTGTGAGCTGGGTAGCTGGTAGCCATGTATCTTCCACTCCCTGAACTCCTCGTAAGGCATTTCAGGAAAGTAGTTAGATGGGCATTGCTTGATAGCATCCCAGTTGTTTGGGTAGTACTTACGTCTTGTCATGTTCGTGATACGTTTAGTAGATTGTAATTATGTGTAACTACCCAGTCAAGGGCAAAATACGCTGCGTCCTCGTCACTTGGAGCACGAGTGTACATGTGTGACCTGTTCTTGGGTTGCCCCTTGATACAATAGTCTATTTTATAGATTAACATATAAAGTGACCACTACAAGAGAATTGCCATTTGAATGGATACATGTCACCATATTCTTTGGCAACACGTTTGTCTACTATGTTTGCGATTGCGTCCCTGTCCTCCCATGTGAGGATGTCAGCAATGTTAATGTCCTTGGTGCGGTGAAGCTTCTTGTTGAAGTCCTCCGCCTGTTTCATAAGGTCATTGTATTCCATTAGTAAAGAAAGCCTCCGTCCTTGTCGAACTCTTTAAGCTTTTCTTTAACTTTGTATGGCTTGAGCCTTACGTCCATGTATAGGACTAAGTACTCTGCTGCTCTTCTTACTTTGTCGTCGTCCCAATCGGGTTCAGCTTTACGTACTGCCTCTGAGTAATTGAGTGATTGCTTGATGTCGATTGTCATAGGATTGGTTCTCCTTCGGGTGATAATTGTACAGTGTAGTCGATTGTTGGTGGGCTGTCAATGGTATCATTGAGCTCAACAAGTGTGATGCCATCTTTTATGTCAGTCTTACCAGCACGCAATGATGCCCAGAGTTGTGCTTCTGCGTCCTTGGGACTGTCAGCTTCTACGCGGTAGTAGTCTCTGCATGTCTGTGTGACACGTATTTCGTATTTAGTCATAGAGCGGTGGATTCATTAGTTCGTGGACCTCGGCTGCATCCCTGCATTCGAGTTCGTTTTGATACTCTTCATGCGAGGTGCTGATCTCTTCAAGTTTCTCAAAGAGTTCACGTGCTGAGTATTTGTACATTGCGTCCTCGCCAAGTATGACGTCGCATGCGTTGATAACAAACCAGTGTTTGAGCTGGCTGTCATCCATTAGTCCTCCGTCCCTGTCATAGGCGTCTACCGAGTTGCGGTAGTGGTGGCATTCCATGATGCCGTCCTTGTCTGGGTCTGGTGGTGGTCCGAATTGAAAACTCATTAAAAATCCTCCACAGTTAAATTGTTTACTGCATCAAATACCTTTTCGGTCATTGAATCAAATGTGTCTGTGTCGAATCGGTCACTCCTGTATTTGTCTGTTTTAGGGTGACTTAACAACTGTGTAAGAGACATGTGCTCTTCCAGTGATAGGTTGATTAAGGGCATGTTCGTGAGGTGTGAACTAATAGTAGTCTAATTGGTAATTGTCAAGTATGTGGATATTTGTAACAATTCTTAATATGATGGGTCACCTTCTGGTTCTGGGTACACTGGTGTGTCCTTGGGTACAGAGTGCAGCGTCCCTGATGCTATGTAATGCTTAACAATATGACCGTCATGCTCTATTATTTCGTATTCTCCATATTCGTCGCGTTGCGTCCTTGCGTCCATGCTTGTGAATGATTGTGACATGAGTGTGGCGTCCTTGATTGTGAATGATTGTGATTTTACACAAAGCAAGAGATCCCAGTCATAGCCTGAGATCTCAGCGATATTTAATTATATTAAATTTTACGAATTAACTACAACTCTTGCGTATTCATAACGAGCGGAATTATATCCTGCCTCCTTGTGAATAACCCGAAAGCCCTTGTCTAGCAAGGCTTTATGTGTTTCGTCTGCGTGACGTGTAGCCTCGGGTGTTGAGTCATCGTAAACCATATAAATATGGTTATCCATTGATTGCCTCCAGTGATTTGTTAACTTTGTTAGACCCGTTGCCATGACTCAAGAATGCAACAACACACTTGCGGTTAGACTGGGCACAAATACCGCAGTCCTTACAGTTGGTGTCGGATGTTTGAGCTGGGCATACAAGAACCCTTGTGCCTGCTGGCGTCCTTGCTGGTACTGGTTGACTATTGTCAACAACACATACAGCAGGGATGCCCTTGGCTATTGCGTCGTCACATTGAGACATAGTCTCACAACTGGCGTTAACAGTGAAGCCGTTGTTGTTGGCATACTTGACAGCTTCGCTGTTGTGGGTGTGTAGTTGGTGGTGTGTGTATGTATAACCCTTGGCACCACTGGATTTGTTGGCGTCAACAAGAGACTTGAGCAAGTCAAGTCTGATGTACTCGCGTCCTTGGTGCCTTGTGTAACCCCAGTCGCCAGCTTGGTTGTGACGCCATAGCTGACCTTTGTCTAGACTACTAACGTAGTCACATAGCTCAGACCAAGAACCACCACGTAGACCCTTGCTGACTTTTTTCCAATGCCAAGAGACCGGACCTGACTTTGCGTAGCAACCGCCGGACTGTAGGTGTGGACATGTTGATGGGCATGATGATTCCTCGGTAGTAGTTACAGGCATTCTGCCTGTTTTAGCATTGCTAGATTTTTTGGTGATGTGGACTAACATGACAGGATGGATGTAAGGTGAACAGTTTACCCTAAAGGGTAATTGCGTCCTTGGGAATCGAACCCAAGCGAGGACCAACGACGCTTACTAACCGTAGGTTAGAAAGGTAGTGCAGCCTTGCTGTCGCAAGTAGCACCGATGAACTGGTAGCATAGCTTACCAGTAGCGACAGTGTTACCGTAAAGGTAATCTCTGACTCTGATAGCTTTCTGTGAAAGCTCTTGTACCCAGAAGCCAAGTGACATGTTGTCGTTAATCAATAGATTAACAATCTTAGCTCTGCTAACGTTTGAGTACTTGTACTCATAGCCATTGGTGTAACGAAGTGTCACAGTCCCTGTGAAAGGGTTAACCTGTATCTTCTCAACTGCTGTTGAGGTGCGAGGTGTTGGCTGAATTGAAACGTTGAACATAATCGAAAATTGTAATTGAACAGTGAGTAGAGAGTTGTAGTTAAGTTATATTATCTCTCTCACCTATTCTAGGAGAGAGAATATAACATAACGTAAACAACTCTATCTACCTTCCCATTGTAGGACCGTCCCGACTAGGTTTGCAAATCATCTTAACATTCTGTAACAATACATAGTATTGTTGTTGTGTACTGGCTTAGCAACAGATCGCTTCTCCCACGCGTCACGCATGTCGCGAATGTATAGCTTACCGCTCGGCTACGCCTCGCTCCCACGACCAGCAGTGCTGTCTCTTGGACAGTACTACAATGCTTGACATCCCTTGGTATGACTGGGATGGAGCGAGCGAAGCGAGCGGTCTGGACTCGCATTGGACACGTACACGCGATCAATTAACGCGTGCGTGCCTGTGCGTTAGAAGAGCAACCCCTATGGGGGAAACCTGCCGGCGTCGTATTATATAATACACCTGACACATTTCTGCCAAAATTTAAGGGTTAATCTGTCCTGAGTCTATAATAAATTGGAATAGTCCTTTATCTGTGAGCACATGTTTGTACATATCGTCGAAGACTTTCGGCGGTATGGTGCAAATATGTGCACCGGCTTGAAATGCTTTACCGACTGTAGCAGCATCACGTATGCTGGCAGCTAGTATCTTTGTATCTGTTCTGTTATGGCAAAATACTTTAGCTATTTCACGTATTAATCCAATACCGTCGTGTCCGTTGTCGTCTAAACGTCCAACAAAAGGTGACACGTATGTAGCACCGGCTAAAGCACATAGAATCGCCTGTGACACGCTAAACACTAACGTCATGTTAGTACGTATGCCCATATAACTAAGCATCTTACAAGCCTTTATACCCTCTGGTGTGCAAGGTAGTTTAATAGTAGCTTTATCTACCCATAACTTACCATACTTTATTCCATTCTCTATCAACTTGTCGGCAAACTGTCCGTTTACCTCTATTGACACGTCTTTAACGCCTAGATCTTGTATTAGATCGGCGTAGACGTCATCTGGTTCTCTACCACTCTTCTTTATCAGCGTAGGGTTGGTGGTAACGCCTGATATAACGCCAGAATCTAGTCTGCCGTCTATATCTTTGATAATTGCTGAATCTAAGAACAGCTTCATTTAAAAACTCCTAAACGGGTGAGGACGTACATTGTCAGTATCGTCCAGAATAGTATTTCTAATCCTATATTATTCATCTTCTTTCTCTTCAGGGAAGTACCCTATAGTAAAACCCCCATCTTCTGTTTCTTCTATAACAGCTTTGTACACTGGCTCTGACAACTCGTCCATTTTTGCGTGGTATTCGTCGATAGCCATGTCTACGGTTTGTTCTGCTTTTAGATTTATCCATCTTTGTTCTAATCCAATCAACATGCCTAGTATTAGGAAGTTAATGGGTGGGAAAGGAGTCTTTAGACTCTTATATAACTCTTTAAAGTGGTTTATCTTTAGTTTATTTTCCATGATAGACTAGCACAAATGATTTACAGTTCTGACAAGATAGGTTAGTTACTATCTTATGTTCTGACTCTTTGTCCTCTACGTCTTCATCACCACCCCATACTAAAGGGGTATTACATACATAACAGTTCATATTTAAGGTAGTAGTAGTAGTTAGAAGTGATATCAAAAGGGATATCCGGCTAACAGTGGATGTATTTGATGAGGGAGAGTCCACCCTTCTCTCCCCTAATAGGAGGCTACCGCTCTGGAACCCAGTGGTAACCTGTTTTAGTACCTTTATTACCTCTCGCCTTCTCACGCTGGTTTAGATCGAGTCCTAGGACCAAATGGTTAGCACTAGCTTCTGGGTCATCTAAGAACGCTGCTAGTTGGTCATTCCATTCTTCCTGTGCTTTTAACTTGATCTGTTCCTGTGCTGAGATACCAAAGGCATCTATGTAGTATTTTACTCCCTGTGCTAGACAGTCTAACCTGTCATCGTGTTTGACAGCGTATTTCTGCCTACACATGCGACTCATTTGGTAGAACAACATGTATAGAAGCCTTTCTTCGGGAGCTGCTTCCATGTTTGATCTATAGTCCCATTCGATGATATCGCGATTGATAACAAGCCTATGTTGATTAAGAATAGGCTCAAGGGTATCAATAATGCGGTCTTCTTTCCGAACATTTGCTCTAACTTCCTCTACTAATATACGTTGTTTAGTCTGTTGTAAGTGTTTCTTAAATAGCTCAGCTACGATACCGTCACCGAAGTTAGATTCTATAACGAGTGTATTTACGTTGTATTTCTTACATCCTTTTAAAATATCGAGCAGGGTCGCATCTGAATACCCGTCTCTGTAGGCACGCATCTCATGTACGTATAAAATGCCGTTCTTCTGGGAGATATAGCAGGCTGCTGTTTCATCGGCTCCTCTACCGGAGGGGTCAACCGAGCAGATGGTTTCTTGATAGTCAGTCCACTCTCCTTGTAATGCCATGGGCGAGTAGAAATAATCTCCCGGTAACCCAACTGTGGGTAACTCTTTAAGACAGTTTCGTGGGTCTGAGCACCATACGACATTGTCGGGTGCTTTAGTAGGATTAACGCTAGTAACAATAAGGTCAGCCATCTTGAGAGGGAATTTCTCAGCGTCTGACAGACTTGTGTCCAACATAAACTGTAACATGAAGTTACTACGTCCCATGGACGCTTCTCTTTCAACGAGGTCATCATCTGTAAATCTGTCATCTGTAGGTTCCCATGGTTTTGCACCATTATCTATGTCTTCTTGTAATTGTGGAGCTATTAACCCCTCGAATGCTGTACTGTCTCTTGGATATCTTGCGGTCCAAATAAACGGTCTGTAATTCCTGCTTGCCAGCTTACGATAAATAGTAAAAGTAGTCTGAGGAGTCCCGAGATACATAATACGGCTATCGTCTTTCGGCGTAAGGATTGATTCTGCTTCGGTGCAGAGTTGAAGAAGCTTTTCACGCATCAACTCCGTCATGCTGTTTCCGGGAACTTCTATGTCGTCCAGAATCATTAGGTCTGCTCTGCTTCCCGTTAACTGACCAGTAATACCAACACTTTTGACTGATGGTGCCTGATGAGGTGAGCATAGAACGTCGAAGGAAATTCTTGACCATCTCGCGTCGTCGCTCTTTGGTTGTAGGTGACTTAGCCATGGTGTTTCAATAATAAGTTTTTGTAAGAAGATACTCATGTTGTCAGCTCTTTCCTTAGAAGCTGATATTATCATTATCTTCTTTTCTGGGTCATTGAAGAGTGTCCACAACACAAACGCTCCAGTAATCCAACTTTTTCCGACTCCTCGGAAGGCTTGGATTTGTAAACGCTTTGGTCCGTGTTGTAAGTAGTCTGCAATGGCGTATTGTGCCCTTGTAGGTGAAGGGAGGTCAAGCTGGTCCCACAGTGCTTGCAGAAACAGCTTGAAATCGCCCTGTAAGGACGTTAAAACGTCTGTCATACTATTCTAGTTCTGGTAGCTTCATACGTACGTAATCATCCCAGTTATTGACGCCTTTATTAGCACCAAACCCAACAGTACTATCTGCCTGTTCAGAATAATTACCCGGTATCTCTACCTTTTTTCCGTTAACTATTTTATATCTACTTTTACCAGCTTGAGGTCCAAAGTTTTCTGCAACATCTAGACCACCATTATCTAAAGATATAAAGTGCCCTTTTGTTTGACCACCTAATGTATCAACTTTTGCTTTATGCTGTTCTTTCATTAGTTGCATCAATCTGTCAAAATGATGTTCTTTGTTTACTTTTAATAGTGCTCCATAAACATCATTACGTGCAGCTTCTTGTGTCCAAGGGTTTTCTCTACTAGATCGTCTGTCTAAAATAATCTTTCTTTTAGCTTTATCGTCAGCTTTTAGTATAAGACCTTGAAATGCACTTTGACTAGGTTTAGGTCTAAAACGTCTTCCATCTGGCATTACCAAATCTTTAAAACCTTTTAAATCGCCATATATTCTAGCATGTCTATAAGCCTCACGCATATACATATTGATTTCGTATTTTAAGTCTGGATACTGTTTTATCAAACCCATAGGCTCACTAGCTATAATACTTCTAGCACCTTTTGTTTTTGTAGGTCTTTGTGCTCTAACACCTTTACCGGGTGCACGTGGACCATAGTTAGGTCTACCTATGTTAGGTAAAGTACGTAACTGCATTTCAACATAAGCCTTTTTAGATAAGTCTCCACCTGTTACTTCTTTAACAAGCGGAGCTTTTATAACTGGTTTAGGTTTAGCTTTAGTTACGTTTTTTGGTATTTTTTTAAGCGATGCTTTGACATGAGATTGCATCGCTCGGCGTGCAATGTCGTCTAGCATTTACTTCTTTTTCTTTTTAATTTTAAGTCTTGCTTTTGCTAACTCTTGTGCAGTCTTAGGCTTTTTATAAGTTCCTGCTTTTTTAGCAGCAATCCTTTCTCTAGCCATTTTCTGTGCTCTTTCTTTACCAGTAAGCTTTTTCTTAGCAGTAGGTTTTTCAGTTTTACCACCACCACCGGTGTTGTTCTTTCTGTTTTGTTCGTATGTAACGTTTGATCTATTTTTCTTTAGTTTATCAAAGAGTGCGTCTCTTTTCTTTTTAGCTTCAGTAGATGATAATCCTCTTCTTGCCATGATTTTAAGTTCCTTTAATAATGTGTTGATGAATAATTAGCTCTCGCAATGGCTGAAATCCAAATGCTTTACGCATCCATCCGAGCCAGTGACTACTACCTTTGTCCGCATTGCATTGCCTGCACGCACAGACAACATTTGTTGTAAGATCTTGTCCTCCCTTTGACCGGGGTTTGACATGATCGAGTGTAAGTTGTTTGATGTCATAAGTTTTTCCACAATAAACGCATGTACAATTGAAGTGCTCTTTAACTGCTCTTCTCCAGAGCCTTTTAGAATCTGAACTTGTCATGGTTATTAAGTTTTGTAAGTAATGTTTTGGACTAGGTAGTAGAGGGGTCATTTACGTATTTTAAGTCGGCTTTTTCTGTTTTCTGATGGTTTCTGTAATCTTCCCTTGGTAGTACTCCCCTTATAGTGAGCAGCGTCTTTGTTATCGCCATTTCCGTAGGTACCAAGTTGTCTATTAAGTCGATTTGCA